CTTTAATTGTCGACGAGGTACAACAGTTGAAAGAAGCTTCTGCAATTACTAGTATTGTTTCACAATTACCTGCAAAGTTCAGGTATGGCTTCACAGGAACTCTTCCAGATGGTAAAATTGATATTTTAACAGTTAAAGGTTTGATTGGTCCAGTTAGATATAAGCTATCTTCTGCTGAACTAAGAGCTGATTCTTACCTCACACCGATTAAAGCTATTGGCTTACGTACTAATGTCAAGTCATATGTTCCCACTAAGGATGATAGAACAAAATTTGGCTCCGATCTTTACAATGAAGAAGTTGAAGCTCTTTCAGAAAATGATGAATTTAACAATATCGTTGCAACAGTTGCAGGAAATTTCAAAAATAATACGTTGATTCTGATCAGTCGATTGTCACAAGGCGAAAAATTAGAAGAATTATGCAAAGCTAAATTTCCAAATAAGATTGTCCATTACATCAATGGCTCTGTAGCACTTGAAGATCGAACAGATATTGTTGAAGAAATGGAAAAATCAAATGATTTGATTTTGATTGCACAAGTTGCGACATTTTCAGTTGGTATTAATGTGAAAAATATTCACAATATTGTTTTTCCAGGAATGATTGGAAAGTCAACAGTTAGAATTGTTCAATCAATTGGTCGAGGACTTCGATTAAACAACAATAAATCTCAACTTAATCTAATTGATATCATCCCTAATACCAAATATTGCTTAAGACATAATGAAAAGAGAAAAGAAATTTATGAAAATGAAAAAATTCCTTATGTCGAAAGGCAATTAAACAGTTAGTTAAAAAATTTTTAACAATTTGTGTTATAATAAGATATATAATGGTAAGTGATAAAGATAAAAAGATGACAGTTCAACCTTGTACAAAGTCTAGGCCCGAGGATGATCAGGCTGCAAAGGACAAAATTCTCAATGATCCTAACAAGGTAAAGCCATTTATTACAATTAAAAAGCGTAATAAATCGACTCCAGATGAACATTATGTAAACAGAGAAGAACTTGAGCGATGCATTAAGGAATATTATGAAACCGAAGATGATCATTGTTCAAATTACGAGAAATTAGGTGAAATGTTCTTGAAAATTGCTACAGGTGTGGCTAGTTCATCTAGTTTTGCTCGTTATAGTTGGAAACAAGACATGATTTGTGAAGCATTGATTAAGATGGTTAAGGCTCTGAAGGGTAAGAAGTTTAGCTTTAACTATGGTTCATCACCATTTTCATACTTCACACAAGTAGCGTATTGGGCATTTATCGCATGTCAGAAAGCAGAAAAGAAGCAGCATGAGATTGTTCGTAAATATCGAACTCTAAAATATCAGGAAATGATAAATGAAAATAGTGATGATAGTTGTTTGGTCTATATTCGACCAGAAGACTCAGATGTGATATTCTATAACGACTAAAATCACTTAAATCCAACTAAATTAAAAGCCACCAGTAAGTCCTGCTGAGATTACTGGTGGCTTTGTTATTATCTATTGTCCTAAAAAGCCCATATTGGACGAATTAGGAGCCTTTAAATGAGTTTTAGAGAGTTTGTAATTGAATGATTTCTACGATGTTCTTTACATCATTTGTAATATAAGAGAAAATCTTTTCTGTTTTCTCAAGATATTCAACTAATAATTCTTGATCTTCAATCTGCTGCTGAATATCTTGCATAACTGCTGTATTACCGATAAGTTTTTTCATTGAATTTTGAGATAGCGCAACAGGAGCTTGTTGAGTTTCCATAGCAGACCTTTCAATTTGCTTCTTTTCTTTTTTTAATCTGTTTAATTCTTGCTTTTCGATGATCAATTTTGCTACCCAATAATGTTTTCGCTGAGGAATATCAAAAGATTTATCCTGTAGTGTAATCTCAGTAATTTTAAGGTCTTCGGCAATTTCTTTAGAATAATGGTCGAGTTTTTCGGTGGGAGTCATTTTTGTCATTTTGTAAATATTGCTTTAGAATAATTATAACATCATGAAACGATCTTTGAACAGTAAAATTAAGAAGTTAATTAGTAAAACTCGTTTAGTTAAAGCCATTCCTGAAGAAGACTGCGAAGGGATGTGTACTGGTTCAGTACTGGGCCAAAGTTGCCTTGGTGGTGATCTTGTAAATTCAGATGGTTATGCTCCTGGTGATAATCGTATTCCAAAGACTTGGAAAAAGAAGTTTAGACGAGGCGGACTAGAATATGATGAGGATGCTGAAGAGATTACTGTTTGGCCGTTTTCAGGTACATCTACTCCAATTTTACGAGATTTAATCCATTATTTCATACTGAGAGGCCATAAAGAAGTGATTGATTGGTCCCTTGAACAAGATACGCAGTCTCAATATGATTATCTTTATAACGCCTATAAGAAAGATATTCATTATCAATTAAAGTTTAAGAAGAAATGATTGATCTAGGACATTGGACTACAAAGATTGATGATATCCCTGAGACTTTTTTTGGATTCATTTATAAAATTACAAATAAGAAGACTAATCGCTCTTATATTGGAAAGAAACAGGCGCAAACTGTCCGTAAAATGAAGCCATTAAAGGGTAAAAAGCTAGGTAGAAGAAAGGTAGTTGATACAGATTGGAAGACTTATACTGGTTCTTCTCCTGAGTTAAATCAAGATATCAGTGAATTAGGTGAAGATAATTTCTTATTTGAGATTATTAGATTCTGTACATGTAAGTGGGAGTTATCATATTATGAAGCAGCTGAACAATTCAAAAATGAAGTACTATTGAAGCCAAGTGAATATTATAATGGTATAATAAATTTACGAATTAATAGACCACCAAAGGCTACTTTAGAACAATATGAATCACTATGTAACAGAAATCAAAAACCTGACAATAATTGATCTTAATTCAATTATCTATTCTGGTTATTTTTATGGAGGAAACTTCTGTGCTCAAAATGACATAACCGTAGAAAAAGATAGAGAATTAATCATAAAACATTATTTCTGGAAAATTTTTCTGGAAGCTTACGAGACCAGGACAAAATCAAATGTCCTGGTCTATTTTGATGATAAAGACGAGTGCAAAGATATCATTAAACTTATCAAACTTATTAAAAAAGAATTTAAGTTTCCAACTTTAATGTCTAACTTAAGCTTAGATGAATATATTAAGATTATATCTTCAGAATCGCCGGAGTATGATGAAGCTATCCAAAATAACTTTAGTTTAATTGATTCTTTTACAGCAGTCAAAAAGTATTTGAAGCGAACCAAGTTGCTAGCTCTTGACAAAAAATATGAAAACATCGGAGATTCTCTCTCATTATTATTGACAAAATACTAAACTAAATAACATTATGATTATTAAGCAATCAAAACTACTATCAGTTCTTGCTGAAAAGAGCCGATATTATAACAATCTTTTAAAAGAAGCAAAAGATGAAGCAGAAGGGCAAGAGTCCGAACAAAATGAAGATGAAAATGCTGGTCAAAATGACGGAGATCCTTTTGCTTCACCTGAAGGAGGAGGCGGTGCACCGCCTGATATGGGTGGTTTAGGGGAAGATCCTGGAATGGGAGTGGACCCTACTCAAACTCCTGATGTTGGAGATACACCAAATAATGAAGCAGGTGAATATATTTCTGATACAAAATTGGCAATGTATGCGACAACTCTTCTTAAGGCATATCAGGCTAAGCCTACGAAAATTCCAAGTGAATTAATGAATGTGACTGTACAAAATGCTGCTCAAGTTATCAAGTATATCGAAGACTGCGTGCAACTTGATGAGCCAACTAATGAAATTGCTTCTGATTTAACAAAGATTTAACAATAGTTAAATTAAAGTTTAAAGCCGATATAGTTTAAACTATATCGGCTTTAATATTATCGATGTTGTCTATAGTTAAGGCAGTTTTTAACAAAGTTTGACTGGCAGGCTAGCAAAAGATCATCCAGTGTCAATAACTTATCTTTTTTATGTACCGGTACATATGTAGATTCACTTACAGGATTAGACTGCTCACCTACAGGGGCAGGCTTAAACATACCTTTAATATCATCTTCATTATAACCATCTACTTTTGATAGAGTATAATGCCAGTCATTGCTAAAGATCTCTGACGAGAGGCAAAGATGTATTTGGTAGGGTCTTTTATTAACGCCTTCTCTATAATCATAGCCGGCAAAGATAGAGACAGAGATATTTATTACTTGATTTTGTGGAAGGTCAGAAAAATTTTCTAAAGGCTCAAAAGTTTTGTTAAGTGTATTAAGCTTCAAACCAGAGTTTTCTCCATCTGTCTTCATCTGTGCCGTGTCTTTAAATTTTGCAATATCAATAATAGGCATAGCATCCTGTTCACTTATAGTCTCTCTAACAAGATCTTCTGACTCTCTTCCTACTGCTTTAGGTTCACCTTTTTCTTGTGGTTCATCATCATCATCTATCGCAGGAGGATCATAATTATATTCCGTTCCAGTAAATTTAACGGGACCTGAAAATAGTTGCTTATTAATAGTTAAACTATCTGATTCTTCTGAGTTAGCTCCATCCACTTGAGCTTGTGCTGGATCTGATTTTGGTGCTGGATCTGATTTTGGTGCTGGATCTGATTTTGGTGCTGGATCTGATTTTGGTGCTGGAGGTACTATTGGTGTTGGTGCTGGATCTGATTTTGGTGCTGGATCTGATTTTGGTGCTGGATCTGATTTTGGTGCTGGATCTGATTTTGGTGCTGGATCTGATTTTGGTGCTGGATCTGATTTTGGTGCTGGAGGTACTATTGGTGTTGGTGCTGGATCTGATTTTGGTGCTGGATCTGATTTTGGTGCTGGAGGTGCTGGAGGTGTTGGTGGTACTAAATCATTGAGTTTAAATAAGTTTGAATAACCCGTTGTACCACTAATAAGTTCTAG